AAAGGACAGGGGCGACCACCGCCCCAGACGCACCTTTTTTATGCTGACCGACTTTCGCATGACAACCTTGAAAAACAACGAGAGACTGCGTCTTGTCCGCATAATCCAAAAGTCCGCATAAAAGTGGTTATGCGGAATTCCGCATAACCATTTGCTCAGGCCGTGCGCCGTCCACGTGGCGCGTCCGCGCGATCCCAGCCGGGTAATCATCAGGCGCGGATGAATCGGCCCGCCGTGTTCGTCCACGTAGAGGTCGGTCTTGATGAACCCGCCGTAGAGCCAACTCGCCGCCTGGTAGACATAGCCCGGCTTGCCGCGCAGCCCGTCCGCCCACGAGAACAGTAGTTTCACCTGTGGGGCGTTCTCCCGAATCCACTCGGCGCAGAGTGACAGGAAACGCGACTCCGAATTGCGCGGCTGGTCTTCGCGCAAGCAGAGGCGGTTCAGTTCGAGGTAATCGGGCGTGTCCAGACCGGGGAACAGCCGCTGGATGGTGTGCTTCGGGCGCACACCCCATCCCCACATCGCCACGGCGCAAAGCGCGCCGGCGTCGTCGCGTAGCGCTAGGTTGACCAGGCAGTGCGGCGGGAAAATCTTCGAGTAGTGCCATGCCAGCACGAACCGCTTCGCGTCAGCGAGGGCGATGCGTTCCGGCAACGGGAGCGCTTGCGCGCCCCTCTCGATGTGATTGTCGTTGCGTTCGTACATGTTCCTACCCGAACTCCATTCCGGAGTCTTCCATCTCATCGGCGATGCGCTTCGTGTTCTTCGCCGTCTCTTCCGACGCCTTGGCCGTCCTTTCGGCGGTGGAGCCTAAGCCCATGCCCCACATCGCTACAGCGCTGAACGTTCCCTTGGCCTCAAGGTTCCGCTCCTGCGCGACCTGCATCGCGGGCACAGACGCCTCAATCTTCTTCTGCGCTGGAAGCGTCGGCATTTCAGGGGTCTGGTCTGCCGCCTCTGCCGCTTTGCGTTCCTTCGCCGCCTGCGCAATGGCGTCCTTCCATTCCTGCTCGGCCTGATCGCGTTCGTCCTGCGCCGCCTTCAACTGCGCCTGATACTTGTTCTGTCGGTCGGCGTGAGATTGGGCCTTCTCCTTGTCGATTTCCGCCGCCGTGCCCTCGTAGTCCTGGCCGATCTGCGCCAGACGGTCGTTGTATGCCGCCTGCGATTTCTGACGCTCCTGGTCGATGGCCGAATTCTTCTGCTGCGTCTCCGTATCGATCTTGGCCGATTCCGCATCGACGTTGATCCCGTCGCTCCATAGGCCTTTCAAGCGGAGCCACGCCTTCGCCAGGCCGCCAGCCACGACGTTCCAGGCCTTGAGGATTCCGCCCGTAAAGGACTGCCAGACATTCGACAGGAATCCCACGATGATGACCCAGAGCGCGCGCAAGCCGTCCCATGCACCCGCAAGTACCTTCACCGCGCCGTAGAACGCCTCCGTCGCCACGCTGACAAAGACCTCTTTGAACGCGACCCACCATTCCGTCAGCCAGTAGACTCCCTTCTGCCACTCCATCTTCAGGGCAAGCCAGAGAATCCGCGCCGCGAGAGCGAAGTCGCCCGCGATGAGCGCGTCCTTGATTCCCTGGAAGGTCGCTGCTGCATCTTCGCTGAGTTGCCCGAAGACGCCTCTGAGCCAGTCCATCGCCTTCCCGACCGTGCCCGTCACGATCAACATCGTGGCCGCAAACGCCACGAAGATGGCCGTGACGGCCCCGACCGGCGTGGTCATCCAGACCGCGAGGTTGATGAGGCCGGTAATGAGGGCACTGAAGACGGCTATCGTCCCGGTGACGATGCTGCGCAGGCCGCCAATGACCATCGCTGCCATAGAACCTGCCGCGCCGAGTCCGATGAGCGCCGTGCCGACCGCGCCGATAACCACCGCCCACTTGAGGATGGAAACGATGAGTTCCTTGTGAGTGGTCGCAAATCGCCGGACGCCCGCTGCGACGCGAGTCAGGTCGTCGAACCATCCCTTCAGCGTCGGGCCGATAGCCTCGCCAATCGCCAGGCGCGCCTCTTCTGCGGCAGCCTTCATCTGCCTGAAGGAGCGTGTCAACGGGTCGCCCATGTTCGCGGCCATTGATTTGGCCGTTCCGTCAGCGTTGCGCATTGCCGTTTGCACATCCCCGATGGCCACAGCCGCGAGGTGCATCGCCGCGACCTGCCCTCTGCCGAAGATGGAGGCGTAGACGCCCGCACGCTGCGGGGTGTCCATCTTCTCGGTCGCACGCTGGACGTCCGCCAGGACGTCAACCAGCTGGCGCATGTTGCCCTTGGCGTCTGTAACCGACACGCCGATTCCGGCCAGCTTCTTCTGCACTGCCTCGGTCGAGAGGCGCTTGTACGCCATCGCCAGGGCCGTACCCGCCGAAGCGCCCTGAATCCCGCTGGCAGTAAGCACCGCAATCGCTGCCGCCGTGTCCTCGAAGGACGCTCCCGCCAGGCGCGCGGCGGGACCGGCGGCGGCAAGCGCCTCTGCGATGGAGAGGACGTCCGTCTTGCCTGCACGCGCGGCCGCCGCCGTCACGTCCACCACGCGACCCATGTCGCCCGCCTCCATGCCGAAGGCGCGCAACGCCCGCGCGGACATCTCCGCCGCCACAGGAAGGTCGGTGTGCGCGATCTTCGCCAGCGACATGATCGGGGCGATGGCCCCGATGATCTCCCGTGGCGCGAGCCCCCTCTTGCCCAAGGCTTCCATACCCTCGGCAATTTCCTTCACGCCGAACGCGCCGCCCCGGGCGAGGCGCTTAGCCTGGTCGTAGAGCGCCGCCATTTCGTCCGCCGTCGCGCCTGTAATCCCACGTACACGGCCCATTGCGCTGGCGGCCTCTGAAAACGTGTGCGCCGAGAGCGCCAGGGGAGCGATGGCCAGAGCCGACACCTTCATAAGCGACCGGCCCCACGAGGAGACCGTCGCACTGAACGCCTTCAACTTCTCCTGCGCCTGTTTCAGGCCGCGCATGAGGAGCGTGTTGTCGACGGTCAACTCGACGTAGGCTGCGCCCGCTCGAATGGAGCTTCCCGACGCCATTACTTCTCGTCCTCCAACGGAAGGCAGTACCAGCCTTCGGGCAGGTTCATGACGCCCGCGACCGGCTTGCCGTCCTGACCCATAACCCAGACCTTCGCGTTTTTCACCGTCTCACGCAGGCGCACCGGCTCACCGGATGGGATGTAGATCGTGCGGGCGCAGCCAGTGCAGGTCAGCAGTCCCGCGCCGACGAAGAGCGCGACAGGCCCCCAATGCCGCCGAATGCGGGCACGGAGTTTCTCACGCAGTGCCGGTTGGGGACGCGCGTCCTCCTGCCGGGGAGTGCTCGCGTCAACGAACGCCGGCAGGAGGATGCGCAGGACGCCGATAATTAACTCGACCCAGAAGGTCACTGGGCGACCTCCGCAGGAGACTTGGCCAGTACGCCTTGTGCATCGAGGTCGTTGTGGACGATCTGGATGCCTTCCTTCAGCGACGCCGCCTCAGCATCCGTCGCGCGCCGTCCATTGACCTGCTCGAACGTCGCCAGGACGTACTTCAACGCCTGGTCAAGCCGCGCCATTCCCTTGCTGAGACTGTCGTCGGGAATCTCCTTCTCGGCGAAGCGCACCGCCGAGATGATCGCGCCCTCGTATTGCGCCCACGTCGGCTTGGCGGCGTAGAGCTTGTTCAAGGCCCACAAAATGACGCCCGCGAGCGCCGCAATCCCCGCCGGACTATTGAGGACCGACCAGACCAGACCCAGAACGACCTGCACGTTGCTCATCAGACCTTCTCCTTTCCTTTGCCCACAGCCGGGCCAGCATTACAGAGAACCTTGAGAACGCCGATAGACGACTTCGTGATTCGGATGCCTTCAGTACTCGCGCGCCGCTTCAGCGGGTGGAAGTCCTCGGGGCGGTACGGGCCATGCTTCTTCGGGTCGCGGTTGACGTTGGCCAGCATCGCCAGGATCGCGCTCGTGTGGTTCCATTCGGCGTCCACGCGTGCCTCGGCCATCACCGCCAGGTCCCGCAGCGTCAACGGCCCCGGATCAATCCCTACGACGCCGGCGCATTGCCAGAGGAATCGCCAGGGGTCAAAGCGCTCGCAATGGCTTTGTCCACCGCCTCGTCCATCCGGGGGTCGTCCAGCTTCAGGTGCGCCGCCTTCAGGAACTTCTCCTCGTACTGGCGCATCTTGCCGAGCGCGCGGCGAAGCACCTCGCGCTTCCCCCTGGGGAAAAAATCCACGAGTTCCTCCAGGAGTGCGGTCGTCGCCGCCTCAATGGGGTCACCCGCCATTGCGCAGCCGAAGTCCACGTCCGTGATGCTCTTCGCGTCTGATTGCTCTTTGCAGAGGGCGAAGATCACGTCGCAGAGAAGGACCGGATCGGCGGTCAGACGTTCGAGCAGTTTTCCGCCGTCGTTCACGACGCCGAGCAGGTCCACGCCGCAAAGCGACTTGACCCGTTTCAGCGTGGTGATGTTCAAAGCGACCGTCCAGGTGCGACCGGCGTTGTCAGTGAAAGTCTTCAATGCTCACCTCCATCTCGTCCGCCGTAGTCCTTCCGCACATGCGGAACCGGACGAAGGCGGATGGTAGCGGGGCCGAGAATCGA